TTAGAAGTATGGGTCTTACAGGTGGAGATGCGTTTAGATTCTCTAGAATTAATGGTCTTGCTACACCATCAGGTTACAATTACTTTATGGGTCAAACAAATAATATATACGATCCTGCTAATGGTAATTTTCGTATTCAGCAAAATAATACTATCTCCAATGTTCAAGAGGGTACAGGTAATTTACCATACATATATAATGGTTTAGATAGCTTTTTGTTTAATACATATGGAACGTATGCAAGTAGAGCAGATACGGCAGCATTTGCTGTAATCTTTACAAGAGCATTAGGATTAGAAGTTTCTAATTTAGTTAAACAGCTATTTAGACAAACCATAGGTGTGGGATTAAATTTACCATATTGACATATACAATTAACAGACTAATATAATAATATGAAATACGCAACAACATTCAGAACATTCGCTTTTCCTGAAGCACTAATAGAACAACTCCCGCAACTCACAGAGCAATTTGGGGAAGAAGCAACGGACGGGCTTCTAACAGTAAACACTATAGCTTGTGGGTGGGATGATTCAGAACATACAAGACTTAGAGCTTTGAGATTTCCTGAAACAGCTTCTCTTACAGACCTTACAGATGGTAGAAAATCATATACCGCTTTATGGTCACTCAGACTACTTGAAGCCTTTGAAGCTGGGTTATTGGCAGATATACAGGAATTAACCTCCGAAGAACAGCAAGCGTTATTACCAGTTTACGAAGAGGCATCTGTATAATAGTAAATTGATTAACAAAAAAAAGCCGATCAATTGATCGGCTTTTTTAGTCAGTGGTGGAGGAATATATAATAGAAGAGCCTATTCCCGAAGAATAAGTAATCCCATGGGTTCTTTGGGATTATCAAAACGGAATAAGAAGTTTCATCAAGGTTTCTACTTACCGAAAAATCTCAACAAGTATGTTGGTAAGATTGATAATATAATTTACCGTTCCGGTTTGGAATTAAAGTTTTTTCGCTTTTGTGATAATAATCCCAATGTAGTGGAATGGGGAAGTGAGGAAATCGTCGTGCCTTATTTTGACACGTTGCAGCGCAAGCAGCGTAAATATTTTATTGATGCATATGTAAAGATACAGGAGGGGGATATTGCCAAGAAATATTTGGTGGAAGTTAAGCCTTGGAAGCAGACGCAAGAGCCAAAAGCTGGGAAGGGTAAGAAGAAATCCAATCTGTTATATGAACAGGTTGCTTGGAAAAACAATTGTGACAAGTGGGCTTTCGCAAAAGAATTTGCCAAGAAACATGGCATGGAGTTCATTATTATTACGGAAAAGGAACTAAATTAATAGATTTTCTATTACTAAGTATAAATACAAGTATGCTTAAATTAAAGTTGATTGCCGAAAATCCTGATGTGTTTGATAACTTTGAAGTTATTGAAGAACAATCAAATAGAAATAGCGCATCCAACCTTTATGTGAAAGGCCCATTCATTGGGTGTAATCAAATTAACAAAAATCGTCGCATGTATAAAATGGACGATACTAGAAACGAAGTTCAACGATATGTCAATGAGATGGTTACGCCGGGACGCGCCATGGGAGAACTCAATCACCCATCCAGTGCCGATGTGAATCTTGAAAGAGCTTGCCATTTGGTTACGGAACTATCAGAAGTTGATGATTATTTCATTGGTAAAGCCAAGGTTCTCTCAACTCCAACTGGTCAAATCCTTCGTTCCCTCATCAATGATGGTGTTAAAATCGGTATGTCCACCCGTGCGCTTGGACAATTGAGTGAAGGAAATGATTATAGCGTTGTTCAAAACATGCACTTGGTAGCCATTGATGCAGTTGCCGATCCTTCTTATCCAAAAGCATTTGTCAATGGGATTCTGGAGAGTGCCAGTTTTACAATTAATCAGGATGGAAGATTCGAACAAATCTACGAGGACTTTGGCAAAGCTCTAAAAATCCTCCCCAAACATGACGTTGATAATTATCTTCGCGCACAAATTATCAAATTCATCAATTCAATTTGATAAATAACATTATGGGTAAGACATATAAAGATTTGAAGAAACAGGGTAAGCACGTTTTCGATGGACCGGAAGTGAAACAGCGCAAACATTTTGCCCCCGCAACCAAAACGGAAAAACCTAAGAAGGGTAAAGGATCATATAATCGTGGGAAAGATTCTGAGGAAGCGGAGGAATCTGAAGATGATCAAGACCTTGGCGAAGTTCCCCCAAATCCAAATTATAAAAAAGAGGAGAAACTTGGTAGTGTCCCATTGGGGGGTGGCTATGTCAAGCCAAAACCAAAGAAAAAATCCCTTGGTAAAAGAATTGCCGATAAATTTGTCAACAGGTCTGTTAGTGGTGGTAAAAAACCTCATAATAAGAATGCTTTGAGAAGAGAATCCACCAATCTCTCCAAATTCATTGAGGCTATCATGACAAGTAATCATGCCCAAGCCCATAAACAACTCAAGGATGCTATAAATTCCAAAATTCAAGAAAGAATTGCTCAAGAAATTGAGAAACCTTTGTTCTGATTTTCAAAAAATTGATACTGAATCTCTAAATAATAATATGAAGAAAAAAAGCACGAACCTTTTCTCGGAAGACATCCAAAAAAGCCTTGGACTCAGTGATGAATCCGTAATCGCAATTCAGGAATCCCTTGAATCCAAGATTGATCTGGCTGTTGAAGCTGCCCTTTTGGAACAAGATGATGTCTATGCCTCCAAGCTCAAGACCTTAATGTCATCCGTTGACAAGGATCGCACTCTTAAAATGAAGAAGATCGTGGAAGCTTTTGATAGAGATAAGACTGCAAAGCTGGTCAAGGTTATCAAAAAGTATGAGCGCGAACAGAACGGCGATCTCCTCAAGTTCAAGAAACAACTTACGGAATCCGTTAGTGCTTTCCTTGACGAGTTCATTGATGAATCCATTCCAAAAGCTGATATGACTCAAGCTGTTAAGAACAAGACTGCCATGAATGTTCTGGAAAATCTCCGCAAGGTTCTTGCAATTGATTCCGCTGTCATGAAAGAATCCGTCTCTGGTGCCATCGTGCAAGGCAAGACTGAAATCGACAAGCTTCGCAATAGGAATACCGAACTTGAAAAGAACGTTCGCTTCCTCACCGAATCCAAGAACAAGTCGGAAGTCAAACTTTTCCTTGAAGGTAAAACCTCCAAGTATCCTGAAACCAAAAAGAATTTTGTGAAGAAGGCTTTGGGAGACAAGTCCCTGCAATTTATCAAAGAAAATTTCGATTATACCGTTCGCCTCTTTGAAAAACAAGAGAAAAAGCAACTGGAAACCATCAAGGAAGATGCGATCCAAAACCGTAAGTATAAGCCCGATTTCGTGAAAGAACAAAAAATTGTCACGGAAAAGGTAAATAATGATACGGATGAAGAATCTGATCCTTATCTGGATGTTTTGAAATCACAAACATTCCGTAGGTAAACAATTTCCACCCCGCACTATGAGGAAGTAATTCCTGAACAATGTGAATAGAAAGTCAAATATATGAATAATCTACCATCTACTGATATCCAAGGCTCCAAGATGCAACAAGCAGTTGCCAAGTGGCGTAAAGTTCTCGATTATAGCTCGGACTCGATCCCTGCTATTCGTAACGAACACGTTTACAAGACTACTGCAATGCTTCTTGAGAACCAAGAACAGTGGTGCTACCAAGAATCGAATACTGCTGCCTCCGGTGGTGTGTTCGGTGCAACGACTTCCATTGGCAACGGTATCGCTAATAGCGATTCCTATGCTCCTGGTGATGCTCGTCTGCCAAAGATTCTGATTCCTATGATTCGGCGTACTTTCCCAGAACTGATCTCTAATGAAATCGTGGGTGTTCAACCCATGGGTGGTCCTGTCGGACTTGCCTTCGCTCTTCGTTATGCTTATCAAGGTGAAACCCTTGGTAGTACCGATATCGACGGTAGAACTGACGGTGCCTCACCTCGTGGTTCCTCCTTCCGTAATCAGCTTGCTGCTGCTTACGATGGTACCATCCCCGGCGACGAAATGGGATATCAGCTTCTCGACACACGTTTTACTGGCACATCTGCCGGATTCCTTTCGGGTCATGCTGAATGGACATTCGCAGACCAAGACCGTGGTATTGCAGAACTCCTGAGTAACTACGAACTGACGGGCAAAATCCCTCAGATCGAACTCAAGTTCGAAAAGACCGCTGTTGAGGCTGGAACACGTAGGCTCGCTACCCGCTGGTCGGTTGAGTTGGAACAAGACATCAAAAACATGAACGGTATCGATATCGATGGAGAACTTACGAATGCTATGTCGTATGAAATCCAAGCCGAAATCGACCGCGAAGTTGTGATGCGTATGATCCAAACTGCCTTCAATGCTGGTGCTGGCGCAGGTTTCTCCATCTGGAGTCCTGTTAGTGCGGATGGACGTTGGACTGCTGAACGGAATCTTACCTTCTATCAACGCCTTATTATCGAAAGTGGTCGTATGGCTGCTCGTAACCGTAGAGGTGCCGCTAACTTTGTTATCGCCACTCCTCGCGTTTGCAGCATCCTCGAAATGCTTCCTGACTTTAAGGTTTACGAAATCAATGGCACCGTTTCGACGGCTGGTGTTGGTATCGCAAAAGTTGGTACTGTTGGTAGCCGCTGGACGGTTTATCGTGATACTCGGACTGAAGTTCAGAATACCTCGCTCTACACGCCTAACAACTACTCTGGTTCTTATACCAGTGGTGTTGAGTATGCGCTGTTGGGTTATAAGGGTTCTGAATACTATGATACAGGTATTATTTACTGCCCATACATCCCGATTATGGTGCAACGCACAATTGGACCGAATGATTTCGCTCCTCGCGTTGGACTCATGACCCGTTATGGTATTGTAAATAACATCTTTGGTGCTAATCTTTATTATCACCTTATCATTGTTAAAGGTCTTGGTACTGCGTTTGTACCGGGGTCAATCAGCACATATTTATAATTTATTGTAAATAGCTGACTGCCAAGCAGTTACGTCAAATCAATCTGAAACCGGAGGTGCCGAAGACCCTCCGGTTTCCTCGTTTTTATATATCACGTTTCCAAACAAATTTGTAATTACCACAATCATATATTTTATAAAATCCATTCAATTTCATATTACACTAAATAATAC